CACAATTTCTTGATGAGTATGGGCTGATAATTCGCAATCTTGTGATTGAAAATAATCCAGTTTTGATGGGATTTTTAAATACCTAAGAATATAGGTATCGATATAAAAAGTACCATCGGTTAGAAGTTCCGCTTTTCCATCAATAAATAAACGAGCGACCTGGTTAAAACTCGGTTTATTAAATGGATCACGTACAATTCTATTATAGTCGTCATGCTGAATAGGCTTGACTTCCGTTAACTTTGGTACAGCAACAACAAATTTTCCATTTCCTGTATAGGTATTTTGCCCTACATTGGTTGTAAAAATTTTGCCTTTTGTGTACGTAATGCTATTGAAAACAATACTACCCTGCGTAACTATATATGTTACATTATCCGGCATACTCCCTGAAGCTGGAGCTGCGTCGCCGCAAGACGGATAATATAATCCACATTCTTCTGTAATTGCAAATAAGTAATTTGACGGTAGAGATGCGTAGAAGCCAAATTGTTTATTACTTGATGCAGATGTTGTAGCAACAGGAATATTAGCCTGTACTACTAATTCTTTTAAATCATCGGTTCTTTTTTGAGAACCTTCAAATCCAACTTTTTTAGAATTATTTAATCCATATCGTTGTTTTACAAACCTTTCTTGTGAAAGATTTAACAATAAATCAATTTCTTCTCTTTCGAAATTAGCATACCCATTGGTATCTAATTTGTCCATTAAGAACTTGAAGCTGGTATGCATTTCCGCTACTGTCATTATTTATATGCTTCTAATTTATTTTTAAGAGAAATTAGCAAATTTTGATTTTTTGGATCTTCCAAATAAAAGATTGTTGTTTCTAAATCGTGTCCAATTACGTCATCTCCAACTAAGAAGTGGGTTCCATTTTTACGAATAGCGTTTACACCCAGTAAATCTTCTATCAATACGCGAGTATTAAAGTTTGGTAAATCTAAAATCTCATTGAATTTCTCCGGAGTATCTTGGATTAATTTGTCGATGTTATTTTCAATCATTGTGACTGATAAATTATCTGCACGATTACCCATTAATTTTAAAACATCTTTCATTTCTGAAGTAGACATTTTTCCAAAACGAGCAAATGCACGACGACGTTGTTGTACTGCTGTATTTTCTTTTTTAGCGTCTTCTTCTGCATCATATAATACATACTCTGCTTTTGGCCAGTTGTCCAATTCAGTAATTGAATTTGCGACTCTTGGAGAAGCCATACATACATGATAGTCCAACAAATCTTTTGGACGTGTTAAATCCAATGTAAGTGTCTTATTATATATATGGATTGCATAATCCAACCAGTATTTACTATAAGGAGCAAGTGTTCCTTTTTCTAATTGTAAATCTTCTTCTAAAGAAGCCTGTTCAATTTCATTTAATCCTGTAAAATAACCACCACGTCCTTGTTGTGCAATGATTGTATCTTTGCATTTTGGGTAACGTGTAAATCCTCCCCAATTCTTTTTTTCAATCGCTTTGATTGTAACAATACGATTTTGATAAAAAGATGTAGTTGTTTCTACTGGAGTCATTGTTCTTACTTTTTTTGTTGCTACTACGCTTGGTGTAGTAATTAATTCTTTTTCTTTTTCCATTTCTATTTCTATTTCTTCGGTTCAAAAATAAAAGGTAGGAGACCGAAATCTCCTACCTAATTATAGGTTTATTTTACTGCTGTACAGATTAACTCTCCACAAGACATTGGGTTTTTAACCATAACACCACACTCAGATAACATGTGAACTGAATAACCATCAAGGTTAGACGAACGCATTGTTCCGATTGATTTTGCAGGATTTCCGTATGGATCGATTGAACCAGCTTCATGCCACATAATCATATCTGAATCTTTTTTGTACACTTTTTGGATGTTTGATTCGCCACCTTGAGTACCGAAATCAAGTACAGTAAATCTGTAAGATTCGATTGGACGACCAGTTTTCCAGTGTAACTGACGGTTACGGATTGCATTGTCATACAATGGTAAGTGTTTCAAGGTAATTTTCGTACCATTCAAACCTTCGTATGTTTTGAACTGACCACCTAATGTCAACTCTTGTCCTTTACCAGATACAAAAGTAGAATCTACTAATGTGTATTGGTTAACAGAGTCTCTCATTGCTTTGTCAAATTCAGCAAAACCATACTCACCTGTGAAAGCCACGAAATGACGATCAGACTCTGGAGTTACGTTGTAAGACAAGTCAATTAAGAAATCACGGATGATGTTCTCAGTTAACTCAGTATAGTAACGTTTGTTTGCTGGAGCGATTTGCTCACGGATACCTGCACCTTCATAAACTGGTAAACCATTGTCACCGTTCATGTCAGTTGTTCCTGTAGCAGTCGTTGAGAATTGAGAATACCACATAGAAGCTTCAACTTCACGGTACCATTGTGCCATTGCTTCCCACTCAGCAAATTTAGTCCACAATTGAGAAGTTTTCTTTGGATCGTTAGGATCTGCTAAAGAAATAACCAATACGTCAGTTGCAGCAGAACGCGTAACTGTGTATGATTTTCTCAAAGTAGTTAAGTGGTTACGCATTTTGAAAGGCGTAGAGAATGTAGTGTTTCCACCAGTTGAGAACTCAGGAACTGTTGCGTATTCTTTCGAAAGTTGCATACCTGGTTGTAATTGTAATGGATCAACAAATGCAGACTCATCAGCACCAGTTAATTTTAAACGGTAAACCCATCCTTTTCCGTTGAAATATGGATCTTCCATTACACGTGCACGATAGTTTCTATCGTCAAATGCAACTACATCTTGGTTAGCAAACCATTTCTCTTCCAATAAAACAAGGAAAGATTGACGGAATTTTCCAGGAGTTGTAGATGTTTCTAAGTTTTCGATGATTTGAATTGCTTTCTCATCATCTCCTTGAAGCATCCAATCGTATTCACGATTTCCTAATTCAGTAGAACGACCCATTCCTGAAGTCAAATACTGAAGTGGGTTTTGTCCCTGCATACCGAATATACGGTGAACGATTGTAGAAATCGTTTGAGGTTCAGTCAAAAACGCTCTTGACAAGTGGTTTTGTTGTGTTAAACCAGAGTGCCATTTCGTTTTGTAAAGTTGTAAGCCATTAACTGCCATTACGTTTGGTTTTAAGAATTAATAATTTTACTACAAGATTTTTTTCCAACTGGACATGTCTAAATCTGAAGTATCTTTTGCAACCCTTGTTCTTTTTGCCTGACCTTTCATTTTCAATGAAGAATCCAAGTTAGACAAACTATCACGCAGTTTACTCGATACATTAGTTTTGACTTTTTTCTCAATTTTTGAAAAATCAAATTTGTTATACATTAACCAGGCCATTTTAAGTTGTGCTTTTGGATCAGCTTCAATGTCCGCAAGTAACTTAGTTTTTCCTTCTTTATTTACTGTTGTTATATATTTGAAAAACTCTTCTTTTTTACGAGCAGGTAAATCAAATCCAGCAATTTCATCTGCTTCGTCAATTGTTTTTTTGATGTCAGCAATATAATCTTCGTGAGCTTTTATTTGTTCTTCACGTGCTCGTTGTTGTTCTTGTAGAATACTTCCTTCATAATTTTCTTGTTTTTTAACAAGTTTAGGATGTACTCGTTTTGCTTGTTTTTCTAATAATCCAGACTCTTCAAAGTCTTCAATCATTTCGTCAATTTCTTCATCTGTGTAACCTTCAGAAGCAAGCCAATCGCCAATTAAGGCTTTTTGTACAGACTCTTTTCCAAGTGCATCTTCCGTAAGTGCTTTGTAGTTTGGTAAAGCAGTGCTTTTTTCTACATAACTTTTTGGATCTCCTCCTGCTTCTAAATATTCTAAAAATTCTTTAGCCGCTTTTGGAACACTCTCTTTGTACTTCTCAATGGATTTTTTTACAGTTGTATCCATCATTTTTAAAAGTCCCTCTTCAGAATCTTCAAATTCTTTTGGATCATAATCTGCAATCCCTTTTTCGTGCAGGAAAGAAGCAAAAGTTCTAAATGGCGAATCGGAATCCTCGTCGTCTTCTTCTTCTTCCTCTTCGTCCTCTTCCTCTTCCTCTTTTTTAGAAGATTTTTTATCAGATGGTTTACGGTTTTTATCGTCTTCCTCCTCTTCTAAATCCTCTTCATCTTCCTCCTCTTCATCTTCTTCGTCGTCGTCAAAAAGAGAGTCCCTCTGTTGTATTTTTACAGTTGGTTCTTTTTTAGTACGCTTATCTTTGATGTTCGAATCTGTATCTGAAGCATCGTCCTCATCTGTTGGAGGTGTGTCAAAGAGCGTTGGAGCACTTGTTTTAATTGCTCCGTTGTCTGGGATATTTACTTCCCCTGCTAACAAATTAAATGCGGATAAATCCATATCTTCATTTGTGTCTTGGTTTTCTTTCTTCATAATCTTCTATTTTCTCTAAAACAAATTTATTGTTATAATTAAAATAATTATACATTCAAAAAA